GCCTGTGCAACCCTCTTTTTTTCTGTTTGTTTTTCTAGCTTAAAGCCGTTTTGAATCTCCTTCATAAAGGCGCGATCAATCTCGCCATCTGAGTAGCGTTTAAAATTAGGAACAATTATTTCCATATTAAAAAGGCGGGGGGCCGAAGCCCCCCGACCAGAATTAATTAGCTAACCTGACGACCAGCAATTGAATCAATATCGAAGATATTGAAGAAGATTTCAATGTCGCCAGCAGTTGCTGTATTAACATTTGCATTTCCTGTGAACTTGATGTCAATGTCGTCATTAGACGCGTATACTTTACCAGCTCGTCCGATTGAAGCTGGTCCAAAAGAACCTGCGCCTGTAAAAACATCGGCGTTATCGATGTATCCATCAACGTCACTACCATCGCCTACGTCAATCACGAAAGAAGATAGACTTCCTCCAGAGAATGCTGTATGCAACTTGTAGGCAGCTGCACGAACTTGTTGTCCAGCTTTTACAGCAAGAGTAAGAGTTTGTGATGAACTTGCAGTGGTTAGGTCCGCATGAGTGATACGGATCGAATCAGTATAAGTAGATAATCCTTGTATGGTCTTATCGCCTTTTAATGCTTGTGTGCTCATATTATTATGTTCCTCGGGTTAGGGTTAGCTAGTGATCTTGCCGTGAGCGCCTGGGTGGTAAACACCTAGTGTCAACGCACAATCAACGAAACCACGCTCACCGCCACCAAGATTTGGTAGGCGAGTGCTTCCCATAGGGATAAGCTCGTGAATGCCGTAGTACTCAGGGTTAACGAGGTAACCTGTGTAGTTAACTGGCGTTGTTGTTGGCATACAGTCAGGGTTAGCGTTAACAACAGAGACTACACCGTGGTCGGACTCATACAAGTCAACGGATAGTTTAATGGTTCCAGAACCGCCATCGTAGTTAACTGAACGAACACCAGGGTTTGTTCCGTCACCAACATTAGCACCAAAGCGAGCGAAGTCACTTATGTCTTGACGAAGAGCAACATCAGCAACAAGCATAAGGTTGTTGGTAGAACCAGTAACCTTAAAGATTGAAGAGATTACTCCGTTCAATGCGCTTTCTGTGAAGTTAAGCCCCGCATCAGCAATGCTGTCACCAGGTGTACGGAAGTCAGCAGGGACATTTGCAGAACCTGCAGCATTTTGAATCCAGTCACCTAGACCACCAAGGGCGTTAGATGTACCAGCACCGTTTTCTGTAGCTTGAGTGTTGTTAGATGCAATAGTAGCCTCAATGTCGCGCTTCATTTCGCGGATAGCCTTTGCTTCGGCTTGAGCGATTTTAGCGGGACCAACGGAGTCCACTGCTTCTTGTAGGTCAGAAACCATAAAGTCGCGGCGGAACTTTTGAACACGATTGCCAAGACGAGCGCGGCCTGCAAACTTGTCGGTGAATGCTGTTACGTCAGCACCTTCGGAGATACCTGAAGTTACAGGAGCCGAAAGGCTGTCAACAGTCCACTCAACAAATGTTGAAGTAGCACGCTCTTTATTAGCAGACGAAAGGATTGGTGTTTCTTCTGGGGCGAGGATAGTCAAGACATCAGTCAAGTCTTCGCGGTTAGAAACAGCCGATCCTGTATTTGTAGTATCGAATGTATTTGAGAATGACATTATATTTAATTATTAATGAGTTAAGTTAACGGCGTGAAGCCATTTGTAGTTTTCTAAGTGCAGCGAAATCACGAGCGTTACCCGATTGATGGAATTGACT